GAAGCGGATCCTGCTCTCTGTAGTTCCGTACTAACGAGAGAATCTGTCCCGAATCAGCGTCCATAGTGACGATATACGGCATGCGGATACCCGTAGGCTCACCCATCTCGTCCAGATCCTCAAATCCCTCAAGGTCAAGATCAACGTGGACTTCGTATATAGTATAAAGCTCGTCACTGTATCCCGGACGCAATCCCTGAATTTCATCAGTCTTGCTTCTAATTGTTGTGTCAGACTCGTCATCTTCTGATGGAGATAAGTCAACATCACGATATACACCTCCTACCTGTAACTTGCGGATCTCATTCTCGCTCATGCGAACGACATGTGTGTAACGCTCCGCTGTACGCAGATCCGATGCAGCATACGGCACAATCAAATCTTCAGCAGGAACAAACTTAGACACAGCCCGCTGCCGTGTCGGATCAAAATAAACTTTCTTAAAAGTAGAACCAGTAATAGGTAAATAGAACAGCATCTGATCAGTGTCCTGATCAAACTCCTCCATCACCTCAGTGATCTGGTAATTCATAAAGTCCTTAACACGCTGGGCCTGATCCTCAATCTCACGGCTCTGCTGACCCAAGATCTGCGTCTTAACAGGACCACCCGGTGGCAACATCTCTTTATAAGCCTGCGCCTGAAACTGCGTTACAGCCTCCGACAAAAGCGGATGAGTTACCCCAGAAGCACCCATAAACGGCTCTGACCGCTCCTCGTAATTAATGCCGAGCAATACCAAACCCTTGGCAATAGCTTCTTCCCAATCCTCTCTAGACGACTTGTCCTCATCAACACTAGAACCAAGGTCCGAGGACAAAGCTCCAAGAACAGACTCATCAAGAACCTCCGCCAAGTTTGCATTGTGGTCGTACTCTTCAGCCTCAACCTCAACAGACTCCTCATCACCCACCATCTCAATGCCAGCAGGTAACTCTTCCGTAGGTACTTGGACCTCGGTCATCTGTTCTTCCATAGTCATGCCGGGGCCACCAGCACCCATTGCAGACTCAACCATCTGTGGAGGTAATGCCATATTAGAATGTTCCTTTAAATGTTCCGCCACGAGCTTTCATTACAGCGCCGCCGTACTTACGTCCTTTAATAGTCTTTCCCGGCTGCGTACCAGTTGTATCAAACGTAACACCAGAGGATTCTTTTTTCTTGGCAGTTTTTTTAGCTGGCTTCTTTGGCTTCGACTTTGGTAAGGGCATAGACTTAGAAGCCATCTCGTCGGGGGCAGGATTGTAATCCTTAAAGTTCACCCTGTTCAGCTTGAACCTCGACGCGGGGCTAGGATTGTAATCTTTCAAAGTTTGTTTGGATGTTGATGCATCAACAGCGGCCTTGACTTTCTTCTGTAAGTCGGCAGCGCCTGCCTTCATTTTTGCTGTTTGACGGAGGGCGCTTAATTTCTTGTTCTTAGCTTTTGTAGCTGTGGATAAATTACTCACTAGAATACTCCTTTGAATCTCTGTGGACGGGCAATAGGGCTAAAGCCCTTGATCATGCCGCCGTTGCGTCTGGTTTGTACCTTACGATCTTTCTTGATCTCAATGTAACGATCATACTCAGCGTCCGTAAGAGACTGAATATTCTTCAACGCCGTCGCCATTATCTGCTTGTCTGTTCGCATTTTATGAATATACCTTAAATATATCACCGATACCAGAACGTAAGTCAACCTTGCCACCGTCCTTGTACCTGCGGACCTGTGATGGCTTAGACTGCAATGGTGTTAGATCAATGTATGTCACCGGATACTTAGTTGAAGCATCAACAAAACCATTCATAGTTTCCTGCTGCACCTTGTCAACTGTTCCCACTTCAATCCCCGGGTACATCTCCTTCAGTTCTTTTATAACTTTTTCCTGCGGAGTCTTGTACCTTGACACATATGGTGCAAGCTCTTTAGCGTTTTCAGTCTGGCCTACCCTTTTTTCTGCCAAGTCACGATAGTCAGGGATATAGTACCGGTTTGATCCCTCATTTGCTGCCTTCTTAATCATCTGGTGAAGCTGGTATCTTGCAACCTGCTCTTGCGTTTCAAATGGCAAGGGATTGGTAAACTCAGGGGGCTGATCAGAAAACCCTCTTGCGATACCATCTGAATCCATTTTTGTAGAAAATCTAGTTGCCAGCGTGTTGAGCCTACCACTATCCACACCAACTTTTCCTTGATTCTGTCTGTAGTGCAGATACTCAAAGGCTGTTTGTTTGTTGGGAGCAGCTTCTTCGATTGCATCACCGTAGATATTCATAACTCGGTCTTTAGCATCTATTATTCTCTTTTCCTGATCCTCGATGCTTTGTTTAAACAAGTCGTTTTCTGAAGATAACTTTCTAAAAGAGGCTGCATCCTTGCGGAGTAATTTAGGATCTATCTTACCGGCTACCTTTGGAAGAAGATTTTTAGCCTGTGCTAGCGCTTCATCAAAAGGCGCTCTCTCCATAACACCCGGGGCAGAACCACGCGCCAGTGTGTTGGTAATAGAGCTTTGCTCAAAAACATTTTTAAATTCATTCTGCACACTGTCAATTAGCCTGCCTGCGGCAATCAACGCATCCTCTTCGGCCACGTTTTTTGCGACTGGAATACCAAGAACTTCCTTTAGTTCTGCGTCGTTTAAAGGAGCACGGATAACTGGCTTGATTCTAAGGGAACTTCCCTCACCCAACCTCAGAGACCTGTCAGTAGCCAGCTTCAAAACTTTTTGTATCTGGTCGTCAGAAAGTGTGTCTAAAGCACGGCTGTCTTCAATAACAGCCTGCTTTATTATTTTATCAAAATCAGATTCAACCCGCATTTCTAGACCCGCCCTGTCAGCGGGGCTAAGTCGAACACGGCTAAGATCTCGTAGTTGTTCCCCAAATTTTGCGTCAGCGTTCCTGTTTGTTCCAATGCGTGGGAACATAAAGTTTCTCCGGCGTACACCACCAAAGTCAGCCTCATGAGTTCTTTGGTTACTCTGGATTTCCTTGAGCATTCTGGTCTCATCGTCAATGCTGGTGAGAGCATCGTTCAGAGTTCTGTAACCCGCTCCGTCCTCAATCTTTTGCTCAATCGCCTTGAAAGTCTTTACCTTGTCAGGAGTTAGCTGGACAAAGTTCTCGCCGATCGCGCCTTGTCTTGCAACAGCACCTTTATACACAGACCACAAATCAGACTGGTTTTCTTCCAGCATAGTAGACTTGCCGCCCATACCTACATCGTCAAAGGTGCTCTGTCTGCCATGCCCAATAGCACCCTTCTCACTGTGATGCGAAGCACTGTGAAAAGCTCCGGGGGCTACGTCGATATCTCCAGCAGCGAATTTTGCATCCCGGAACACAATTTCTTCATACCCACCAAAATTTCTAACGGGATCTCCGGGGTTTATGTCAAACATGCGCTGGTCATCAAGGTGCATCGTACCGCCATCAACCATTTCAATGCGGGGGCTGTTGCCCATATGAAAATCCAGAACATCATCTACCGGAATCTTGCGGTTGGCATTCTCTGTTAAGAACTTATCAAGGCCCGATACCTCCAACTCCATATCAGTGACCGAAGGCTGATTCTTTAAACGCGCCAAATACTGTGCGCCAGTCAAGCCCTTCTTACCAATGTTCATGCCCGGAGGGTTCTCAAGAAGCGCCTGCGCGGCAGGTAGATAATCAATACCACCTAGCGCCTCATCACCTATAAATATATCCTCCTGCAAAGCAGGGTTAATATTACGCTCAACGCCCGAGGTCCCCGGTGCACCGACCGTCTTCTCTAGAGGCACAAACTCATCTGACCCAGCTTCACGAACCAAAGGACCGAGGTCCGAGGGCGAAGATTCAAGCTCCGCGGCTCCTGATCCCTTTACCTCGATCCCCGAACCTCGGGTTTTCATGAATTTTCCTACCAAAGGAGCTATGCCCTCAAAAGCTTTTTCTCCAAGCTTACCGCCAGCAGCACCAAGTCCTGTACCCAAGACTGCGCTGGTCGCGGTTCCAGTTACCCCTTCACCCTCTCCAGCACCATAGATGCTGCCTTCTAAAGCACCGATCTTTGCTGCACCCTTCAAGCCACCACGAAGAGCTAGGCCAGCCAGACCTACACCCGTGGGTATCGAACCTACGATCTCGGAGCCATAAGCAGCGACCGGGTTCGTATCACGAAATTCAGCTATAGATTTACGGATGTCCGCGACTTCTTCGTCGTAGGACCTGTCGCCAAAAAGAGATCGGACACCAGCTTCGAGCTCGTCACCGAATCCAAAAGTTACCCCTTGGCCTACGGCCCGGGCAAGGTTGCCTGCATAACTTGTCGGGGCTTTTGCCATTAGTAATATTCTCTTGCGGTACGGGGTGGATCGTCCTCGAACTCTTCACCATTCAAACTGATAAAGCCGCCCTGACGGAAACGCATCAAGGCCATCGTCATACTATCACAAAAGTCATCATGTTCGCCATTAGGGAATGACGCTACTTCCTCAATAACTTCTTCTGCAAACTTCTCGCCTTCAGGATACCACACCTTACCTGACTCGAATATAGGCGATACGATATGCATCCGAGTTGTTTTATCCATGCCCCCGCCGCCACGTTTTCGGCCCGGGCTAAATGTAGCTACAGGGAGGTTCAGTAACCTCATCTCATCAGCCAAAGGCGTACCCGAAGCTTTTGCCTCAATCAGCATTAGCTCTGGTTCCCAGTATTCATACTCTTCCTGTGCAATGGCCTTTAGTTCAGGAAAATTCCAGCGGCCCTTCTTGGCATCCATCAATATAAGGTGCTGGTCACCATTACCAAATGGCTGGAATACTCCCCAAGTTGTAATTGCAGAGTAGTCAGCGGTTTCTTTTTTACTATAGGCAGTATCATAAGACTGGATGACGTAGTCCAAATCAGGAATATCATCGTGTTCCCACACCTTCCACCAATCCCGCTTGACCATAGCGGTCTCTTCTGAAGTGGGATTCTGCTGCCACTGGGCATTCCACTTACCCAACGATAGCGAGGCTTTTACCTTCAGTAGCTCCTCTTTTTGCCAGAACTCAGGCCATAATGGTTCCCCCGACGGCATAATTGCAGGGAATTCTACCACCTCCCACTGGTCAGCCATAATGTCTTTCTGCTGTGCTTGCAGTAACCGGCCAGTAATATCCTTCTTTGACCACCGGGTCTGGACAATGATGATGGTTCCCCCCGGCTGCAAACGCTGACGAGGACCCGAAGTGTACCATTCGTAGGCATTATCATACGCTGTGGAGGAAAGAGCGTCCTGCTCCGAGTGCGGATCGTCAATGATAAGCAAGTCGGCACCACGACCAGTCATTGCAGCGCCCACCCCGGCTGCAAAATATTCCCCGCCAGCGCTAGTTTCCCAACGACCCGCTGCTTGGCTGTCCGGTTTCAAGTCCGTGTTGGGAAAGATCTCCCGATAAACAGGGTCAGCAATCAGGTCACGAACCTTTCTACCGAATCTTACAGCAAGTTCAGTATTCATTGTAGCTTGAATAATTTTTAATTTTGGGTTTCTGCCCAAAAACCAAGATGGCATGAGATAGGATGCAAATTCTGATTTAGAATGTCGGGGTGGCATATTGACAATAAGTCTTTTTAACTCCCCCCGGGCAATCTTTTCGAGCTTCTCTGCGATAATTCTATGATGGGTCCCCTCTATAAAGCCCTCGTACACATGCTTTGCATACGCCATAAATTTATCTTGGGCCTCGTCACGGGTTGACAGGCGCTTCTGATGCTCTTCCAGTAACAGGATTTCCTTTAGGACTTCCTCTGGCAGCAGGTCTAGATTGGATATCTGGTTCATTTCCGAATGATAATACCTTCCAATGAATTTATCAACCCAGCCTAGCCTAGCCATATGTCAACCCCTTGCCCCCAAATATAGGGGGGTGGGGGGTCAAGCGATGCCGATGCCGATTGCCGATCGATGCCAGTAACCCCAAGCCGTGGAACAAATCGTGAACAAAAAAAGTGCAAAACCAGCGATTATATCGGTTTTAGGGCTTGTGTTATGGGATAATATGTGATCATATAATGTTATCAACACAAACGAAGGGGAATTCGTTATGACTTTAAGAGACCAGATCATCGAGCAACTAGGCGGACGCCTATTCACTGCATCATTCACCAAGCTTGACGGTTCAACCCGCCAAGCGTACGGCCAGATCATTGCTGATGATCGCTTGACCGACGACCATCCAAACGTGATCGCCTATATTGATTACTCGATCGCCAAGGAAATGCATGACGCTGGCAAGTCCAACGTCCGCCGCATGAAGCTCGAGGCCGGAACCTATACGATCAAGTCCGGCAAAACTATCATCTCAAACATAGCATAAGGGGAATTCATTATGAGCAAAGCTATCACCCGCATTCACGTCAACCAGCACCACATTCGCGAAAACGCTAAGACAGGCGATCGCAAGCCGGTGTTCACTATCAAGAAGGGCAGCACCAACACCTATGCAAACGAAGTCGAAGTCGAAGGCCGCATTCGCTTCGTTTACAGCCCCGACAAACCACTGTCATGCGGTGCCAAGGTTTGGGTTGAAGTGCTCGATGAGCATGGCATAGTGATCGCTAAGAACGCGGTGGCGTTCAAAGATCTTTAGACATAGGGGCGAAAGCCCCTACCGTCCGGCAGTGTCGCTGCCGCTGATGAGTCCAAAAGGACGAAACGGTAAACCAATAGAAGGGGACTACACTATGAAACCAGCATTCGTTGCACATAGAAGAACAGTCGCCAAGCGTATGACATACGTTTGGGGCATGATGATCATCGCCACCGGCACCGTTGGACTGGCTGGCTATCACTGTCTGTTTATCGATGACATGTTCGCCATCGTCACCGGCATCGGCATGATATCAATTGGCAGCGTTGGCCTGTTTTGGTCAATCCTTGGCTGTCTGTTCAACATTCAAGACATGAATAGGGGCTAGCTATGACGATACCATTCGATGAATTCATGAAAGAGTGCGACAAGTGCTGCACTCGTAGGTTTGGACTAGGCATCGAAGACATGCCCGATGCTAACTGGCGTGACTATCACGAGGATGGCTTGTCGCCTTATTGGGCAGTCAAGACTGCCGACGAAGACTATTGGCAGATCGAAGGCGATTGGCTCTAAACAACCTAGGATCGAGTGCCGCGGTGCTCGATCCTTTCGCTTGCGGGCGTTCTTTCATATGATAGGGCGCAGGCCGCAGCGGGACGCAGGCCGCAGATTTTAGGGCTTGCGATATCCCATAAAATCTTTTATGATCTTATCAATTAACTATGGAAGGGGAAAAATCCATGAAAGCAAAATCAAGCATCATTTATAGAGGCCCATCACAAATAGACGGATCGCCCATTGTTGTTGTTGCTATTGTTAAAAGCAGCAATAGCAAAACCGGCGACATGGTTCAGACATATATCTTGTGCGATAACGGCCTTGATCCAATGCTAAACAACAAGCTTGGCAACGACTATTCAATCTGCGGCAATTGCAAGCATAGAGGCGAGGCGCAAGACATAGACGCCCCGGGCAAGCATGCCAAAGGCCGCACATGCTACGTTGCGTTATTCCAAGGTGTTCTAAATGTTTGGAAGCAAGTCCAGAAAAACGCCTATCCAGTGGCGCAAGGCCATGAAGCAATCGCGCACCTTGGCGCGGGTCGCATGGTTAGGGTCGGCACATATGGCGACGGCGCGGCGGTTCCAAATTATATTTGGGATAGCCTATTGAGCGAGGCCGACGGCCATACAGCCTACAGCCATCAAGACGACCTAGCAGGCGTTGACGTTGACGCAGGCCGTTATATGATCAGCGCCGACACATTAACGCAGGCCATGCAAGCTTGGAAAGACAGCAAGCGCACATTCCGCGTCATTAATGACGTTGAAGAGGTCGTAAAAGGATCAGAGGTTCTATGCCCTGCCAGCAAAGAAGCAGGTCGGCGGGCAACGTGCGACACATGCAAGCTTTGCGCGGGCGCTTCGATCAAAGCTAAATCAATTGCAATCGTTCTTCACTAGGGTTTCCCCTGATACCCTGCCATCCTATCGGATGGCAGGGTATTTTCTTTTGCCTATATCATAGGATCGAGGACGCAGGCCGCAGGATCGAGGCCGCAGGTCGCAGGCCGCAGGTCATCGAGCCCCGAACCACCGATCTAGGGCGCAGGATCGCAACGCCAAGGGCGCAGATCGTATATCACCACACCATAAGGCCGCAGGTCGCAGGTCATCGATCCTCGAACCTTGCAACTCGACCGCAAAACCACCGTCAAATAATAATACATCGCCCTCAGAGGGGCAGTGTAATAGGAAAAAACTTACGCCATTACATCTAGTATGCGAGAGATGCCATGCAATCTGTGACTTTGATAGGGCAACTCGTCCGGCTTTAATTATTTTTAACTCACACCAAATTGGCACACCATCTATGCACACATAAACGTCAGGCATCCCCTCCCCTGTCCGATTTTCCACCCGCTGGAAGTGGCTCTTCTTCGGTAAATTCTGCTTCAACGATGTCCACAGTGACCGCTCTGTCTTTGGCATCTTCAACCCTCTTCATCTCTGGCTCTGGGAAAGCATTCGGATATTCTTTGCGGATGGCAGACAGCCGCGCCACGATATCTTCACGCGACATATTATCTAGCTGGTGAACGTGCGTTGACTCCCGCCGATCGATGGTCAGGCCACCAAGGCTCGAGCGTATCTTCTCAGCATTGATGGCGGCAGAGAATTGACCAGCCTCTTCAGCGGATCGAGACAGTTCATCAAACCGCTTCAACTGATTCATCAGGGTCACGCCGTATTTACGTTCTCGCGCCTCGCGTAGTTCTTTTATCAGTTCGGGTACGTCAGGGAATGATCGACCATCGAGCAGCTTGGCTGCATGCTGGGCTGCGCTGCCGTCAGCATAGCCAGCCTTTCTGGCGCATTCAGCATTCGACCACCGTCCATCGACATAAAACTTTGCAAACTCTCGCTGCCTTTGGGTCAGTCCAGCAGGTCTGCCGCCCTTGTTCTTGGGCAAACTATCGTCAGTGTCCATAGTGTTTTTTTTGCCTTTCTGTTTTTTAAAACCGAAAAAATCTTCTCGCGTAGGGCAATAGCACCTGTAAAGTGTAACAACGTGTCACAAGTGTAACAGCTACAACTGTTACTGGATAAGGGTTTGTTACGCTGTTACGTTTGTTACGCCTATTTTCAATTTTTTTATTTTTTTCTGACAACCCGTAGAAAACATTATATGCCCCTGCATTTTGTGCTTTGACTATATGGGATTTATCTGATACGGTTCTCCTATACAGTCACCTAACTATATAGGTGCAAGGTTCGAGGTTCAAGGGGCAACGACATGGAAACAAAGGTTTACACCGTAGGACTACGCAAGCCGACACTAGGTGCGCGGGTCTTGCACATTACTATTAACAATCGTGCGTGGCTGAAGGCGGCTATGTCTAAGCGGATTGCTTTTGGAGGTAAGAAGAATGGATAAGTTTATTGAATTGGAATTAACGCTGTTGAATGGTGATCGGTATTATTTGTGTGATCGTTCGTTTGTTGTGATTTCAGAGACCCGCAAAAATTATGATCTTGGCGTTGATTACAACGGTGCTGGGGTAAATGGTGTCGCTGTCGTTGAGAGTTATGATCATGTCGTTTCGATGATCCGCAAAGCAAAGGGGGT